CCGCGAGCCGACGAACGCGAGCCGACGACGAGCCGACAGGCTGGCCACGTCGCCGATCGCCATCGCACGACCGGCGACACGGTCCGGTTTCGCGTTTGCTAAGTGTCCGGTCGGATACAACGCAGCACGATCGCCCGGCGATTCCAGCGGTTCAAAAATATTTTTGACTGATGCCCTTGCACACTTGTTGCCGATCGGATACTATGCCAACAACACGGGAGCGAAAGACAATGAACAATGCCGAACACAAAACCGCCGCCGCCGCCGCTGGCCTTGAATGGGCCGACGTGCTCGCCGCATATCGTGAGGCCCGGGCGATCGAGGCCGCGGAGCTGGAACGTATCGGCGAGTTTCGCCGCGACGCATTCCGCCAGCTATCCGGCGACGAGCACGGCGGACGATTCAAGGGACGGCACCGCGACGCATTCGCGGGCGGCGACGCAACCTACATTCGCGGTCTCGACGTGACGGCCGCTGGACGTGGCATGACGGCCGACGACCTTTACGCTGATCTCGCCACGTCGGCCCCGACCATGCGGCCGGCCGATGACGTTATGCGGGAAACGATCGAGCGCCTCGCCGCCGCCGCCGGCCCAGCCGACGACGTGGCCACGACCTGGACCGGCCTTGTCGCCGCTGCCGCCGCGGCCGACATAACCGAACAATGGCTCCGCCAGCTCGTGAAGTCTGGCAAGGTCCGCGGCCGCAAGGTCGGCCGCAACTGGCAAGTAGCCGCGGCCGACGTGGCATTCTTCCAGCGTCATCCGACCGCCGGCCGTCCCCGTCTCCGCGCTCACCTTGAAGCCTCCCCCTTTTGACTTGTTGTATCCGATCGGATACAACTACAACAGCACAACTAACAACCAAAACCCGACCCGGCCGCGGGATTCAATCGGCCGGAACACTTGAACGGAGCTTGAACCATGAGCGTTGCAAACCTTGATGCCGGAAGCCTTGCGTCATTCGCCGCGGCCGCTGTCCGGCTTGGCTTGGGACAACTGGCCGACGTGGCCGAACTACTGGCCGCCGTTGCCGACGCCAACGCGGCCGCGTTGGCCGCCCAATACGGCGACGACGTGCCGACCATAACCAAAACCGAAATCGCGTCGGCCGCGCTCGAAATCATCGCCGAACGTGCCGACGATCGCGGATGGCCGCCGCTGGTCTATAACTGCGTCACGAACGACGGCCAGCTATACCTGGCCGACGACGTGGCCGAAACCGTCCGCGGCCTCGAGCGTATGGTGGACAGCCAACGCGAGGCCGACGAGCGCCGCATGGCCCGTGCGGAGGCGGACGCGGTGGCGTACGACGACGTGCCGCAGCTGCGGACGATGAGCCGCGACGCGCTCGCCAGGGCAATGAGCGACGCGGGCGCCGACCGCGTGATCGTTGCAAAGTTTCGGGTCGATGAGTCGGACAGCCAGAGCGACTACTACGGCCACCGCACCGCCCGCGAGGTCGTGATCGGCTTCGGCCGCGGGAAGCGCGAGTCGTTCGCCCAGCTGCGGAAAGCCGCGGCCGCGTTCAAGCCCACGGCCGACTACGGGCCGGGCCTTGGCCGCTGGTACGTCAAGCCGGTCACGAGCACCGACTACACCGACGACCGCGGCGAACGGGTCTACGCTGGCACCGTGTCCGGCTGGCACCGCGACCTGGTCGCCGGGCCGCTGCCGACGCGGGCCGCTGCCGAAGCCCACGCGGCCGCGAACCCGCTGCAGCCCCTCCGCATGGCACACGGGCCGGTCGTGCCGCTGGAGTGGCATATCCGCGAGGATTCGATCGAGCACCGCGAAAACTACAGCATGGGCGGCGGCAACTATCTCGGAGACAGCCGATACGGCGGGTGGACCGTCAGCAGCTCTACCTACGTTCCCGAATCCGCGGAGGTGTTTTCGACCGCCGCATTCGGCGGCAAGCCAAAGCGCTGACGCACGGCCCCCCGTCGCCCCCCGTCGCCCACGGGCGGGGGCAAACGGGCGGCCGACTGTCGACCGCACCACAACCACAACCAGGAGCCACAACCATGCCCACAACCGACCCGGCCCTTTTCATGGACCACCCGCACGCCACCAAGCACATCGACCACGCGGCCTACCCCAAACTGTGCCGCAGCCGATCGGACGCCGAACTGCTCTACGTCATCGCCGATTGCCGCGCCACGCTCGAAGCATGGCCGGACCAGCCGAACCACGGTTACTACGCCGACGAGATCAACTACTGTGCCGACGAACTGGCCCGCCGCCGCCGCGGCGGGAAGCGCCGCCGGCCGACAACCGACGAGATCGCCGCCGCCGCGGCCCGGGCCGCGTGGGATCTAGCGGAGCACCTGGACAACTGACGCCCGGCCGCCCCGGCCACCGCCGCCCCGCCGGGGACGGCGGGAACCGGGCCGGCTGGCACAACGCCAACCGACAACCCAACGCCACAACCAGGAGAACCAACCATGAGACCCGCAGAAACCTTGAAGCATGGCACAACCATCACGCCCGTCGTCGGAGGGTTTCGCATCCGCTGGGCAGACGGCTCAGCCGCTGCTCGCGTCGCCGTCCGCCTCCGCCGCGATCGCTCGTCGTGGCTTGCGTTCGTCGATTCTTGGGATGGCTTTTCGTGGAATCGTGACCGAGTCATCGACCGGCCGACGATCGCCGAACTTGAGCGAGCCGTACGGCAGTATGCCGTCTCGGTTGACGAGCACGCCTACGTCGCGACCGGCGCTTGCCACAACTGACCACCACAACCACCACAACCAACCCACAACCAGGAGCACCACCACATGACCGCCGCCACGTTCGCCCGCCTTGCCTCCCGATACTCCGCCATGCCGGACAGCATCCGCCTGGCGGTTGACGCCCTCGCCCTTGCCGATGGCCGCGAGGCCGACCGCCATGCCCCGCCGGGCACCGACGCACGCCGTGCGGCCGACCGATTCCTGCTCGACCTGGACGCCGCCGGCGCCCCCGTCGGGCCGGCCCGGCCGGCCGTCGCCCGATGCGTCCCCATGTTCGCAGACTGACCGCCGACAACCAACCATGCCCACAACCAGCCTTGACAGCCGGAGCCGATCGGAAACAATGTTTCCCATGGCACCGAAAATCGACCCGGACAAATACATCGCGATCGGCACCGCCGCGAAGCTGGCCAACGTCTCCCGACTGTGGATGCGAAAGCTGGTCCAGGGTGGCCACGTCGCTGGCGTCCAGATTGACACGCAATGGTTCGCCCTACGGTCGGCCGTTGAATCGTTCGCGAAGACAGCCCCGGAACGCGGCCGTCCTCGAGGCGGGAAACACGCGAACTGACCCCACAACCAAAAACTTTCCTTACCCACTTGTTTCATAGTTGCCGATAGGATATAACTACACCAACGCGGGAACGAAACCCGCAACCACAACCAGGAGATGACACGATGAACGCGACCGGCTACTACGTCCTGCAGATTCTCAACTCCCAAGTGTGCTGCCTGCTGAAGTCCGGTGGCCGGGTGATCCCGATCGCCCCGGAGTCCGATTGCGTCAAGCGATTCGCCACGCTGGCCGAGGCGTGGGAGGCTTGCGACGAAATCAAGGCCGAGGGGATGCACCCGTTTTTCATTCGCACCAACTGACACCACAACCAGGAGTCGCAGCCATGACCATGACCCAAGCCTTCCAAGAACTCGACGCGATCCGGAACGATCGCAGCACCACAACCAATGAGCTGATCGCCCGCGTTGACGCCGTCGGCCACTGGGCCGCATCGCAGAAGCGCTATACCGACCGGCTTGGGAAGGTGCTCGCCGAGGCCAGCGACCTCCACGCCCGCCTGACCGGAGGCCCGCGGAGTGGCCGGACAACCATCGTGATCGGCTGACCACAACCAACCCCAACCAAGAGAACCAACCATGATCCCAGCCAGCCACAACCAGCTATGCCGCAGCCTCAACGCACGCGGAGTCCTTCCACGCCCATTCCGTGCCACGCCGCTGATCTGCAGCACCGACGCCAAATGGCAGGTCGTCGTCGCCCAGGTCGTGCATCCCGATCAAGTGTGGTCGGCCATGACCGCAAAGGATTTGCCGAACCGGACAGCTGCAGCCAACGCAGCGGTAGATCGGCTCGCCGGCGACCAATGGACCGTCACCCACAACCACGCCGGATCCGTTCTCACCATGAAGGAGTTCGCAGCATGACCCCCATCGAAATACTCGCCGACCTCGGCTGCCGGTTCGTCCGCGTGGCCCACAACCAAAAGCGCCCGCTCGGCACCGCCTGGCAGCACCGCTCCACAACCAACCCAGCCGACGTGGCCCGGTGGCTCGCCGCCGGCGACAACGTCGGCCTCCTCCTCGGCCCGGAGTCGGGAGTGGTGGACGTGGAATACGACGACGACGCCGGGCGGGACCAGCTCTCCGACTTCGGCGTGCTCGACCTGCCCACGCCCACCTGGCGATCGGCCCGGGGTGAGCACCGGCTATTCCGTTGGGAACCGTGGATGCCGCAGTCGGCCGTCGTGAAAACCGGCTGGCTCGAGCTGCGGATCGGCGGCCGGGCCGCCCAGTCGGTGCTGCCTCCGTCGCGGCACCTGGACGGGGTGGCGTATGAGTGGATAACCAGCCCGGCGGACGTAGCGATCGCCGGCTTCCCGGCCCAACTCCTCGCCGGAGTCTATGTATGAGCCGACCAACCTGGTCCGCCGTCGTCCGATCTTTGCTGCTGGTCAGGATCGGCCAGGAGTTGGGCACCGACTCCCGCCTCGCCCGTGCCGTCCACGACGCGATCGACGCCGTGCTGGCGATCGTCGGCCAATAAAAGCGGGCCGCCCCACCCGTCGCCAAGCCGTTGTCGGGCTGCGGTCCGTGTCGGCCCAGCCAACCGAACGGCACAGATAGTCGCTGGTGGTGGCGACGCCGTCCGGGCAGCGAGATCAGTCTGCCGCCATTGCCCGCAGTGTATGACGCCATCCGGCATCGTCCCACCACAGGGGCAGCACGACCTCGCCGATCGCCGAGACGGTGCCTCCCAAAACCAAATCCCATAGCGGCCCGACGCCGTGCTCCAGCTCATACCGCTCGCGGACTTGTGCCCGCATCAGCGTCAGGGCGTGCAGGATCGTCCGCGAGTTGCGGCCGGCGGCCGTCGCCGCCTCCAGGTGCCGGTGCGGCCAATGCACCACAACCAGCCTGGTGAGTTCATCGCACCGCTCGACGCCCGCGTACTGGACGCGGCTGCCCAACCGATAGCGGACGTGTGCCTGGAGCTGGGCGAGGGGCGTCACAAGGTCACCGGGGCGGGCAGGTTCCGGTCGTGCAGGCTTTCGCCCGCTCGGCCACACACCGCGGGCAGGTGCAGTCGCAGCGGGCCTCGATCCGCCCGTCCGGACGCCACACCCCACGAACGCAGGTGCTCGAGCACTTGCACGCCGTCGGCCCCGGCGGGGCCGGCGGCAGGGGCCGGGCCTCCATCTGCTCGATGATCGACGCCCGTGCCACGGCCACGGCCGCGGCTGCCCGGGCCGGCTCGGTGGCGATCCGCTCGTGATCGGCGGACAGCCACACCAGGAACGCGACGATCCAACGCCACACCATGCTCACGGCTGCACCTCGTCGAGTTTCCGCCAGATCGCCATGCACGCCACGGCACCGATCACCGACAGCACCAGGCCGGCAGGCCGGTAGTGGTCACCGCTCACAAGCGAACCGGCCAAACCTCCGGCCACGGACCCGGCGACGCCGATTGCGATCGTCTGCCAGCCGGGGTGGGGTTTCGCCGGTGGCCATAGCCATTCGGCGATTGACCCAGCGATCCACCCAAACAAAACCCAGATGACGATTGCGAACATCACCAGCCCTCCGCATGGCAAACCATCGAACGATCGCAGTGAACCGCTGCGTATTGCTGCTCGACCGGCCTCGGCGGCGCCTCGGCAAACACCGTGAGCCACAACCCGAGTTTCGCGAACCGCGACAGCAGTTTGAGAACCGGCCGCTGGGGTTGCGGGTGAAACGGGTTGACCGGATCGAACCCGGGGACGGATGCGGCCAAGTAACCGGCCACCAAACACGCGAGGCAAGACAGCACGACGGCACGTTTCGACATTGGTGGACCTACAACGCGAGGTAATGGTTGACGGCTGGCGACTTCGCCGCGTCGGTGGTTGCCGGGGCCGGGGCCGGCTGCAGCCAGCCGGCGTGATCGAGGTCGCGGTACTTGAATCCGCTGACCGAACCGATGACGAATGAATCGCCTTGGGCGAGGATGGCCTCGGCATCCTGGCGGGTGATCCAGAAACTCCCGTCCGGCTGGTCGGCAGGATGCTTGCCGCCACCGACATACGATCCCCAGCTGTTCATGATGAGCACGCCGTCGCGGGGATTCTTCATCGGGTTTGGAGAACCCGGCCCGTTGTTCTTCGCGTACTTCACGGAAATCGCGACCATGCAGTGGTTCCAGGTCGAAGCCCTTCGGCAGAACCCGTCAGCGTCACGGTCGCCGCTGGCAAATCCGACGTTGCTGCAAACCGGGACGCACATGCCCGACTCCAGCGCCGCCACGAGCGAATCCCAGTCCTCGCAGAGGGCGACCGCCTTGGCGGTGTGCTTGTTGGCCTCAATGGCCAGCGGCTTGGGAACTCCGGCGTTGCCCCACGCCTGCGACCGGGCGATCGAATAGGACGACAGATCAACGTCGCCATACTTCTGCCGATAGAGAATCCCGCCCACCGTCGGATCTTTGCACCGGCCCGACACCCACCTGGCCGCGGCCCCGCCGTAGCTGCCGTCGGAGTAGCCGGCCAGCGTCACCGGAGGCATCCTGCCGGCCGTGCGGCTTCCGCCATACACCGGCTCGGTGGCTACCAGCAGCGGGCATTCAGCCAGCCCACCCGTGACGTGATCGACGCACTGGCCAACGTAGGATCCCATGGCCCATCCGAACGACACGCACGAACCGTGCGGCCCCTGGTTCCATGGCCCGAACGGCTTGCCATACTTCTGCCGGTGGCACCGATCGGCGAACCGATAGAGGTAGGCATCGTTGCCCTTCGCCCCCGCTATGACCTCGGCCCCGGCCTGCCGGAACATCGGCTGGTCCAGCTCGCGGAGAAACTCCTGCGTGCCCTCAGGGTTGGGGTCATAACCGAAGTTGCTCTCGACCCGCTCGGCCAGCCGCGAGACGTATCTGGAGACCAGCGTCCCCATCACCGCCGCGAAGATGACGAACGCGATCGCCGACCATGACCAATCACTGCGCCGCATCGGTCGCCGCCCTCCCCACGTCGCGGTAGGCTGCAACCCATGCCGATCGTTGCTCGGCAGTCAGCGGGCCGCCGTCGGTGCCGACTGCCGCCTCGAGGTATTTGGCGATCGCGTCCCTGGCTGCCGGCTGCCGATCGCCTATCGAAATACCACGACAGCGAAACTCGCGAACCCGCCGCCGCAACTCATCGACGGCGACGCCGGTGGCCAGGTAGCCCTCGGGCTTGCCGGACGCAAACTCGATCTCGTCGGCGATCTCCTGGCACATGGCACCGACCAGGATGGCGTCTTCGCTGGCCGTGCTGCCGGCGAACAACCCCGACAGGGACAACGGGCCAGCGTCGGGGGCGGGCGTTGGCGGCGTCTCGGCCGACGGAGCCATGCCGTAGGCCACGGCCGCGGCCACCAGAGCGATGGCGGCGTAGTGCCGTGGCGTCAGCGGCGGCACCGCCGTGCGGGCCTTCTCGATCAGCGGAACCAGATTCGGCCACGCCCACGCGGCGAACGCGGCGAGCACCAAGAGCGTCGGGATCATACGAGCCTCACAAGTGGCAGGATTTGCTCGATCGCCCCGCCGGCGAGGGCGAGAACCAATGCCCGGATCGCGGGCCGGGCCAGCATCCAAACGGGATAGGCGACGATCGGCACCGCCCGATCGGCGAGGGCGTCGAACAACCGGGCGACGGCCTCGACCGCGAATGACTTCTTCTCGTCCCCGGTCATGCTGCCGACGGCGTCGAGGGCGGCGACCGTCAGGTGGAGCAGGGCCACCATCAGCTCGCCGAACTCCTGCCACGTCAGGCCGTCCACAGTGGCAGCACGGGCACTCGCGATGAACAGGGCGACCTTGTCCACAACCGATGATTGCCCATCGGCGGCAGCCTTTGAATCGCTAACCTGACCGATCATGCGTTCCCGGCGTAGACGCCGACCCCGACCATGGTGAGATCGACGGTGTACGTTCCGGTGGGACCGCCAGAGAGAGAGACTGCCACTCCGGTGGCGCCGACGGCGTAGTCGGCCCAATGCACCTGACCGCCGACACCCACCCGCGTGCCGGTGATGCCGCCGGGGGCCGCGAGACTTAGGAATCCACCCGTCGGGCCGGAGACCACGTTCACCAGCAGCTCTTTGAGCGTGCCGATGGCCAGGATGCCGGTCACGCCGAACGCTTGGATCTCCAAGCCTCCGATCGACAGACTGCTGCCGGATCCGGTGCAGGTGATCCGCTGCGAATGGGCGACGTTGGCCTGCCCAGGGCCGGTGCCGTTCGTGATGCTTCGCGTCGTCCGCTGCTCGGTGCCAGCCGACTGCGAGGCGGCGCTATCAGAGTTGGACAGCGACCACGACAGCCGCGTCGTGCCGGCGGCAGTGAGGCTATTTGGCATCGGCGGTCTCTCCTGTGTTTACTGGCGCCCTTGGCGGCGGGCCGCCTATCGAAATAACCTGCACGGAAGCGGCAGGCGACTCACCTGCGACGACTGGCGAAGGGGGCAGCGACTCTACGGCGACTGGCTCAGACGAAACGTCGGGCTTGGGCTTGCTCATCAGTTGATCCTTCCGGATTGGTGAAGTCGGATCGCTTCGGCCAGCGTGACGCCCAGCCGAATCGCGAGGTGTTCGTAAAACGTCAGTCGTGGCCGCTCATCGGGCCGCCTACTGGTGATGCAGCCAACCCCGACACGACGGTGTGGCTGGTAGTGAATGTGTTCTCCTGACTCGCCTGCCGACGCCAGCGGCTCCCGGCCCCGGGCCGTTGTCCGAAATAGCGACTCGCGGGCCATGCGGCTCTCCTACCACCATTGTACGGTTGTTCAGGTAGAGTCCGGGCGCGTACAACCGGGGCCGCGGAGCGTCCCACTGTTGATCTCCGGCCACAGCTTGTCGGAGTGGATCGCCGCCAGCAGGTTCCAGGCGGCGTGGCCCAGGTGCGGCTCGGATCGGTCGCCCTCCAAAAACTGGAAAATGTGGGCGATGGCATGGTTCAAGAGGTCGTGAACCGGCATTCCCTTTTCCCAGTTCCAATCGCCGTACTTGCCGGCACCCTCGGCACAGGCCCGCGCCACCTCGCGGAGTCCGATCGGCGAAACCAGGTCGTAGCGAAACTCCTCGACCGAGTCGGATCGGACGGCTCCGGTCCCAAACTTCGCCGTCGTACCTGCGGCCGGCTCCGGCTGCGACGGCCTCACGGCGGAGTAGACGACTCGCTGCGGTGCGTCGGCGGTCCGCTCGCGATACCGCTTCCATGCTGCCTCGATCACCGACGGGTCATAGGGTGGGGCTGACTGCTCCAGCATCTTCAAAATCTCCTCTCGTTCACGGATCAAACGCATCGTGTGGGCCGCCAGCGTCCCGGCCGTTCCGGTCCACTGGCCTTGGTATTTCCTTGCGTCGGACTTCGCCTGGGCGATGTAGTCGTCGGGCAATAGCGTCACGCCAACCGTCCGATCTCGAGCCGTGGCCCGGCGACGTGCATCGCACGCAAACCTCCGGCCTGGTCGTAGATGAACAACTCCATCGCTCGTCGGCTGCCGACGAATCCGCTCGCCGCGTGCCAGTCATCGGCTGGGCATAGCGCCGGGGCTATACGCACCAGCACGCCGTCGATCGTCTCGATCGGCCGCGACCATTCCGCCGCCTGGTTGTGCAGGTGGCCGGTATGAATCTCACGGTACGGGCTCGCGGCCCATGCCGCGGCGGCCTCGTGGGCCATGAGTTGCGGCAACCGCTTCTTCGCACGATGCCCGTGGACGAAACCCAATAGGTTCCGGCCGTGCGTCAGATACTTCCGCGGCGTGTAGGCGGCATCGACGCGAACCCGTTTCGACTTCGCGTACCGCTCCACCAGGATGCGATGGAACGCGACGGTCAGTGTCTCGTCGTGATTGCCGTTCACCACCAGCACGTCGGCCGGCGCCACGTCAGCGGCATGATCCACAACCGACACCAGGGCGTCGGCCCCGACGGAGATCATCTTTTGGATCCTCCCGTCACGCTCCAGCGGCGTCCCGCTGGTCGTCGTCCCCGAGGGCGTATCGTAATGAAAGAGGTCTCCAAGCCCGGCAACGGTGATTCGGCCGGGCGAGTATTTCGCAGCCGAGTCAAGCAACTCTGCCGACGCCTCGCGGACCAACCGATCGGCGATGTCGAGGTCGTAGTCGGCCTCGCCTGTGGACTTCGCCCATGCGTATTTCCCGAAGTGACAGTCGGCGATAACGAGCACTGCCCACGGCCGATCGCCCTTTGCGTCCGCGGTTCGCGAATCGCGGACACGAAGGGAGCCGGCGGCCCCCGAGATCATCGCCTCCACCAGCTCGGAGACCTTCGGCCCAGCCTTCGGCCTCAACCGGACGAAGACGCGAAACAGCTCGGTGACGACGGGATCGCAGGTTGCCTTATCTGCCGTGAGCCCTTCCCACTTCGTGGCTTCGCTCACCGCCACTTCAAACCGATCCATGTCGGCGTCGATGTGCCGCAGCAGATCCTCAACCGTGCGGATCGTCCGCGAGACGCTACGGGCCTCCACGGCGTCGCCGCTGGAACGCTTCGTCACTTCTTCGATGGTCAGGCCGTCGCCACCGGCAGCCGTCACGGCGGCCTTGGCAGAAACGCGATCGGCTAATCGCGGCGACTTAGCCATACACGCATCCCCTGCGGTCCGCAAACTTCCCAGCCGCTCGTCGCGGCTTCCTCAATCAGCAGGTCCGCGAGGGACGAAGCCGACGCCTGCAGTTCGCCGGCCTGGAACCTGCGGCGGACCTCGAGCAGCTCGGCCTGGGCCTCCGGCGGCAGCTTGTCGAAGAAGTTTCGCGGCCGGCTTGGCGTGGCCGCGATCCTCTCGGCAACCCGGTCAACGAGTGATTGACGTGCGGTCATTCATCGAGTTTGCCCATACCTGTACGGGCGTCAACCCCGGGATTTGCCGTCGATCCTGGCGGCATCCCCAGCCATTTTTCCCCAATGGCATTGAGGGCGGCCTGTCGCTCCGGGCATCCGCACGGTCCGCCGACAACAGCAGACACTCGCTCCTTCGTTATGCCAATCGACGCCAGGCCGGCCGCCACCATATCTCCGAAGCCAGGCGGAATGAGCACTCGATCTCTAGGCGTTGATGTGGCTAATGTTCTTACCACCGATTCGCTATCCATTTAATTGCGAATCCTCTGGGTGATGTATTTGGTCAGTCTGTCTAGGGGCCGCAGGACGCATTTTCTGTGAAGTAAGCCGTACCAGAAATCGCATCCCGAGCTGCCATGCCATAAGGCCCGGCCCACTGAGAAGATGCTCCAGTTTCGCTAACAGTTACGCACTCCGACTTAGAAATGGACGCCGGAAGTATTGGTTTTGTTGTTAGAACAGTGCTGCCATTGCAACGCTGTAAAGGAACTGCCTGGCATTCATCGCTTGTGTTTAGGTTGCCTAATCCAATGCCTTGCCAAAAGTATACTTCACCAATGTCCGCGCCTGTCGCGTTGTAATAGAATACCTCCACTGTTACTGAAGAAATAGCGTATAAACGGTGAGCAGTTTTGCCAGTGCCATCTGTGAAGCATTGCAGGGAAAACCATGTCTCGGAGTAAAAGCTAAAAGCATCGCGGTACGACGGGCTTGACGTATTTAGTGAAATGTAACCAGACGCCGAATGAAAAATCAAAACTCCTCGACCATAAGAGTCATGATTTGCCTGCGAGCTGCTTGACGATGCAAGCACGACCGCGCCGCTAGGCGTTGTGCTGCCGAGCATATAACTAACTTGCTTGGTAACTTTTGTCTGGGTCGCGGACGCGCAGTTGTACGCAGGGGTTTGCACAGACAATCCCGAAGGGCTTGTTAGGCTTACGCTATAAGAACAAGGATGGACGCACTCGCAAACAACTAGTGGACCGCAGCACGCGCACCCCGGCAGTAGCACCATTACGAGCACTCCGCCGCGATGAGATGCCACGTTGAATCAACACTCGCAACGGCGACCCATTTCGCCGCTCCGCCGGAGGCTCCGACCGCAGCAAATCGGTTGATCCCCGTCAGCGACAGCGGCCCGCTCGGACCGGTCGCCTGAGCGCCGGTCCCGGTGTATTCCCACACCGTCTGCGTCCCGCCCTTGGACCATGTCCCGGTGATTTTTCCGACCTTCACTCCGCCCCCCGCCCCGGCACCGATTCGCACCAGCCCCCACTTCCCGGCCCCGGTCCCGGTCTCCTTCCACAGGATCGCGGACTCACCAGCCGACGCCGTTTTCAACTCGGACGATGATCCTGTTTTCGTAGTCGCGTAACGATGGCCGGCGTCAAGGATCTCCAGCTTGCACTGGACAACGCCGTCCACGGCCGCCAGGCCGATGTCGCCTTCCTTGATCGGCTCGACAGCGATCGCGAAGGCCGCCCCTGCATTGGCCGTTGGTACGACACCGACCAGCCCTGGCCACGACTGGAATATGTCCTGTTCGACCCCCGTTGCCAGCGTTCCGGTGGCACCGGTTGCCGCCTCGAGCACGCCTACGATCTCCAGCACACCCCATTTGCTCACGGTCCCCGTGCTGGTGTTGCGAATCCGGACCGTGAAGTTTGTCGCCGGGAACGCCGCATTCTCGCCAGAGAATCTCGGCTTCGTCACGACCTGGTCCACGATGCGGTTCCACGCATCCGCCGCCACCTTGAGCGGTTCGCCTGGCCGGACCTTGCGGAATGCGTCGCTCATGCCTTGTTACGCTTCTCGTCGTCGAGTGTCTTGAGCGTTGTCGCGTCAAGTTTGTGCAGGAACTCCTCGGCTCCGGCCAGGTAGAACCGCGGCCAGTATTTGCCAATCGACAGATCCGCAAACTTTTTGCGTTTGTATATCTGGTCAACGTAGACGAACCGCGGGAACTTCACTGGCATCCCCTCGCTCACCTCGTCTCCGAACACGATCCATAGGTAGTCCCACCCGTCTTTTTTATCGACGGTTATGTCCCCGATCCCGTGCAGCTTGAACTCTCCTCGGTTCGCACGCGCCGAGAACGTATATGTCACCGGCACCACCGTTGAGGAGCGGCTCGCCTCAAACCTCGCCCCGAGAAACAGCACCTCGCCGGGCTTGAAGATCCTGAAGTCGTCTTCGTTGACAGACCCCGTCATATCGTGGAGCGTCACGGCATACGCAGTCGTATCCTCGGTCGGCGCGTCCTCCTCGTCGGTCTCCTTTTGCTCTGTCTTTTTGCCATTGAGGAGAAACCACGACGGAACCAGCCACGTCTCGCTCCAGTTGAACGCCGGCCAGGTAACGTCAATGCCGTTCACCCGGCCGCCCGAGACGTTGATGCTTCCGTATGACTCCGGTGCCGTTTCGCCAGTTGCGGCATACTGTTCGTAGATCGGGCCGTCAGTGTCGTCGGGGTACGCAGTCGTGATGTGCTCCGTGCCGCCGGTCGTATCCAACGAAATACTGCTGGGCACCATGACGGCACCCTCGTCGGTTTCGATACCGCGCTCGTCGTAGCCTTCAACCCCAGCATTACCGTAGGTGGCCGATATTTCGTACCAACCGTTTCCGACGGCCCTGCAGCTCAAATCTGACCGGCGGTGCCCGTTGTAGAAGATCGGGGCAAGCTCGCGCCCCGCCTCCTCTGCCGCGGCGTAGCCGCTGATTGAGTTGACGAGCCAGCGGATCTCCACCTGCCGCGATATAAGGCCATCGGTGCCGACCGAGACCGTCCCCGATCCAGAATCCACTCGCTCGATGGCGCCATCGGCACCAGCCGCAAGCGGCTTGCCCGAGAAGTTGGCATTTACGCCACTAGAGTCAATGCCCATTCCGCCGCCAATCGCCATTCAGCACCTCAAGCAAATGCCACGCCGGAACCGCCATTGCCAAGCATTTGGCGCAGTAAGTCGGCAGTTTTTTCAGACGCCAGCGCCGTACGCTCCGACGCGGACAGCAGGTCGCGATCGCTTCGGGCGGCCACGCCACCGGCTACGGCAGGGGCACCGTTCCGAATGCCGGCCTGCAAAGCCTCGGCGTTTGGGATTGCCCGTCCGGCGCGGACCAGCTCCTCGATACCGTCGGCTGTCCGGCCGGTATTGGCGGCGGTCTCCTGGGCTGACGTGAGCGCCGGGCCGACGCCGAGCTGTGACGCGATGCCAGCGGCGAACGTGCCGATCGACTCGCCTGCCCCGAGGCGACCGCCGTTCGATGCGATCGGCCTTTGGCCTGGAGCTGCCAATGGATCGCGAAACTTGTCTCGCTGGATGCCGGTTCTGTTCTTCGCCTCCATCGCGCTAGATGCCGCCTCCGACGACGACGCTAGCCACCACGCAGCGCCGCCGATCGCTGCGGCTGCACCAGCAATCCATCCAATACCAGGAATCGCAAACATCGCGGTGCGAAGAGCCCCGAGCGCCACGGACAGGCCGCCTACGGCGACAGAAAACGACCGCGTCATCGTCGCTGCCGTCGCCGACGCCGTGATGTACCCAGCCAGCGCGAAGTTCACGCCCTGAAGGACGACCCCGACCCCGAGGGCGGCAACGCCGACCGCAAAGAGCCCGCCAGCAACCAGCGACAGCAGCGGCGTAAGACCGGGAATGCCAGACAGCAACCACGAAATGCCGTCGATGACTGCGATGACTGCCTTGGCGGCACCTCGAACCGCATAAGTGAACTCGCCGTCCGCGAACGCGATCGCCAGCCGCTCCACCACAGCGAGAAGCGCGTTGGATACGCCAGTAAGTTGAGACATGGCGATGCCAAACTTGTCGGAGACTGACCGGCTTCCCTCCATCGCGTTAGCAATCGCCGCAAACCCTTCCTTCCCTTGTTCCGCAAACGCATGAATGACGCGGATGCCACGAACATCGAACACTTTGACAAGCGCCTCGTTCGTCAGCATGGCGTCGCGGGCCGACTTGTCCATGCCCTGCATGGCTTTTGAAAACACGTCAGCGATTTGTGCCAGCGGAAGCAGCTTCCCCTGGTTGTCCACGAGCGATTCCATGGACAGCCCGAGTTGGGCGAGCGCCTCCTTGGCGTCATTTGTAGGGGCCAGCAGCTTCACCAGTAGCGTTTTGATGCCGGTGCCAGCCTCCTCGCCTTTGATGCCGTAGCGGGCGAGAACCGCCAAGCCTTGCGACAGACCGAAAAGCGATTGGTTTGTCCCCTTGGCAACACTCGCCACGAGGGCGAAAGACTCGATCATGGACGCGATCGACGTTTCACTGGAGTCTGCGGCAGCGGACAGCGTGTTGGCGGCCTCCTCGGCCGAGATGCCGAACACGTTCATGGATACCTTCATGAACTCCGCAGCCTGAGCCGCCTCAACACCGCTGACTTGGGCGAACTCCACGGCCGCCTTGCCGGCCCCTCCGATCGCATCCTCGACGCTCATGCCAGCCTTGATAAGCAGCGTGAACGCTTGGGCGATCTTGGCTGGCGAAATACCCATCGACTTGGATAGCCGCAGCGCCTCGGCCCGCACGTCCTCCAGCTGCCGTGGCGATATGTCTGATACGGCGCCTTTCAACTCCAGCAGTGCATCCTGGAACGTCGCCGCCGACGTGGCCGCCGCCAGCATCGGCAGCCCCATGCCCCCGCCGGCGATCGCCATTCCCGTGCCAGCCCGCTTGAGCGTGCTCGACAGCCTGACGATCGAGTGCTGCGTCTTCTTGAGCGTCCGCGTGAACTTGTCGTCGTTCGCGGTTATTTCGATGAACGCCTTGCCGGCCCGAACTGCTCCAGCGCTCATATGATTTCTTTCAGCTCGTCGGTTGTCAGCGTCCGCACAATCGGCCGGCGGTCTCGCATTGGGTGGATTTCCGCGGCGTCATATGGCCGCGCTCGTTTTTTCGGGTCGCGATGGATCTCCGCCATCTGCGCTAGGAGGGCTGACGTGTGGTTCCAGGTTTCACGCTGCCGGCCTCGGACGGCTGCGAGCAGCTCGCGGAGGGACCAGGGGCCTGGGTGGACTCCGATGATTCCGGCGAGTTCGTATCCGAGCGCCCAGAGGTCCACTGTGCGAGGGCCGCGTCGATCTCCGCCTCGATCTGCGGCATCATCTCGTCCACCAGCTTGTCCGCCGCCTTGTCCGCCTCGCGAACCTTCTGCACGGCCGCCGTCAGGATCTTCCTCTGGCGGGGCTGGCAAAAAAAAACCATCTCATCCATGAGTGCCGCGTAGGCACCCTCGAGCGTCGTGCCGTCAAACTCCGCGAAAAACTGTTCCGGCGTCAGGCCACGGCTCTCGGCCTGCGGCTCGACCAGCGACCAAATCACCTGGCCCAGCGTAAACGGGTCGGCCAGTTGCTGGAGGCTCTTCCGCTCCTCGGTCGCGATGTCAAACAGCGACACGCCCGTATGGGATCGCACGCGGGCGTAGGAGCCGTAGGTCGCCTCCAGCGTCCACGTTCGTCCGGTGCGGTCGGAAAACTCGTGCATATCAAAACACCTGGTAGCCGCTGGTGCCGCCGCTCGCCCCGTGCCCCCACGACCGCAACGCGAACCGCGGAATCACGGCACCGTCCAGCGACTCGTCAGCGTCGATGTCGTGGATGGTGAACCTGCCTTCAATCTCCATCAGCCCGCCGGTCAGCTTCGCTTCCACCACTCCAGGGAGCATATAGTCTCCAACCTTCGACCATCGCTTCTGATACAGCGCTCGCGCCAGAGTCATGTCCGGCACCAGGATCTGTATCTCGTGGCTTCGCATCACCACGACGCTTGAGGTCGTGGACTGATTGAAACCAGTGGCATCAACTTCAACGATCGTCTCGCGGACGCTCACGTCGCTGACGCCGTCGATTTCCTGCCCGTCTATTTCCAGTATGCAGTTCTTCCCGAGAGCGAATACGCGATCCTTCAGCACGTCACGCTCCTCCGGTCAACTACGCGATCTGAGCGCCGGCGTGCCGCTTGAGGCTGATCGTGTATTCGATGGCGCCGTCGATTTCCTGCGGCTGGCTGACGTTGTTGACGTAGTACAGGCCGGTAGCAAGTCCGGCTTGGCCACTGACGCCGATCGACACGACGCCGGTCCCGTGAATCGGGCAGGTGTGGGCAAGGCACACAACCTCAAACGAGCTGTTCCAGCGGACCGGGACAAACTCTTGGATGCCCTCGCTGCCACGGGTAGTGACCTCGGCCTCGGCAGAAGTTTCCAGCGTGAGTGAGACGTTCTTCACGTCGTTGTTCGCGATCATGCTGCCGAACTGAAAATACTGATCTTTGCCGAGTTTGTAGGTGTGGGCGACGGGCATGGTGTGCTCCTGTGCGATGTGGCGGCGGCGGTTGCCACCTGAACGTCAGTATACCAGTTGGCTATCCGCGGCGGACCGTGAATCCGGTACCGCGGGCACCGGCCGACGACTTGAACTGGCCCGCGAATGCCTTGGCGATCGAGCCGTTTGCCACGCAAAACTCCATGGCAGGCTTCATAAACGGGCGGGCTGGATAGGCGGCCACCGTCTGCAGCGACATGGGCCGCCAGTGAGTTTGATTGTGGGGACGCTGGCCCGTCGGCAGTTTCATGGTGATCGGCTGCCGCATCCCGCCGCGCTTTGTCTTGACCTGCGGAATATAGACCCACGTCCGCAGCCGCAGCACGCCGCCAAACTCGTGGAGGTACGGGATCATGCGTCCCTTCTTCGACGGCCCGACGACCGCCGAATGGGTTTGCGAGTCGTAGTAGTTCCAGAGATTGCGGCGGAAGCCGAGGTAGCTGGCGAAGTGGCCGGCGTACGGCGTGTGCGTGTGCGGGGGCGTGCCTGGCGCCGAGGCCGGCGGCCTCTGAACCTCGCGAATGATCCTGTTGCCGAGTTTCCGGTTTGCTCGAGGCGTGCTACCGAGGACTCCCATCTGCATCAGCGACGTGATGCCGGCACCCGGGAACTTTTCCTGCACCTTGAGCGGCAGCCTCGCGAGACCGCGCTTCTTGATGATCCGCTTTGCCCGATCCTTCACCAGCATCGACGCCTTCGACAACGCCTTCAGATCCATCGCCGACATAGCCGCTTGGACGGCCGCCCGGTCGAAGAAGAAATCGACCGACGCCTTCATCCCGACAGACGGGATATTGGGCACCAGCCCGGGGATGCGTGGGATCATGGGAGTTTCGCGTTGGCGTATCGGTAGGTCACGACGATGTCGCCGAGGAACACACGCGAGCCCGTCACCTGGTCGCGGTCGTAGGTGACCGCGTTGGTGATCCCCATCCACGCCACGCCGGACGGCATGGGGGGGCTACTCGCGGGCAGTTTTTTGGACCGGATCGCGTCCACGATATTGGTCCGAAGATCCACCAGGTCGTCCAGTTCCGCGTCGGTCACGAGTTTTTTGCCGATCACAACGTGGATTTCGACCTCAAAAAGATCCGCACCATGCGTGTGGTTGGTGACCTCCACGCTGCCCGGCACCACCGAAACCTTGATGTCCGCGAGATCCTCTGTCGTGTAGTCGGCGACGTAGGTACGGACGGCATTTACATCACCGATTTCACCGTCAAATGTGGCGGATGAAAGGCTTTCGGCCAGCGAGTCGGCGATGAGTATTTCGATAGCGTTCATGGTTTCGGCCCGTCCTCTGATTTCATTCTGACAAGTGCTGCGACGTTGCCGGCGTGCCGGTGGTCTGCGGGATCTCGCTTGGCCGCCTCGCGGGCGTGCGTGATCGCCTCGTCGTGCAGCCCCAGCTCGTAGGCCGCCGAATACGCGATGTCGGCCGGGATCGCGCCGTAGGCCCACGGCTCGCTGGAATGCGTGCGGTTCTGGTCGCTGCACGCCAACGCACGACGAGCCCAGTAGAGGGCTCCCACCGCATCCTTCATGCCCCACGCCTTGCCGGCCAGCGACGCATACACCTCCGGCTCGTGCGGGCTATTCCAGACCGCGGCGAGGGCGTGGAGATCGGCCCGTTCCGGTCGCAGCCGCGAAAGCCGGCGGCAGGCGTGGGCTCGCTCGTGCGGGCTGCCGCCCGCCATCTGCAGGTAGCGTTCGTAGGCCGCCGCCGCTTCCTCGTTGCCGTCGGTGTCCAGCTCACGGGCCAGATACCAGTGCATCCGGGCGTCGGCCGGATTCTCGCGGCACGCCTGGCGGAGTAGCGTCAGGTCGGACTTGTGGACCTTGCCAGGCTCACGGTGGTGGCGGATCACCAGGTCGTCGATCCGGACCACCTTCTCCTCGCCATCCCAGCACACCAGCCCCTCGTGGGTCGCACCCTGCCAGCGGTGGCCGTGCCGGGCGTGGACGCGATCGCCGTAGAACCGCACGTCGGCGGACCAGTGGTACGGGTAGTGCAGCCGGGTGGTGCCGTCCACCCACGCCCGCTCCAGGGCTTCCCGCCAGCCAGGATCGAATGCCTCGTCGAGGTCCAGCCGGATCGCCACGTCCACGTCGGCAGGGACGTGCATCAGCGAGAGGTTGTGGGCGTCGTCCCACCTCCACGGGATCGGGGCGCCGCGGGCCACCAGCACGCCGGCCGCCTCGAGCAGTGCCACGGTGTCGTCGGTGCTGCCGGTGTCGGTGACCACCCGCACGTCGGCGTCTCGGCACGACTCCTCCCACCGGGCCACGTTGGCCGATTCGTTTTTGGCGAGGGCGTAGATGGCGATCTTCACGCAATCACCCCCGCGATCCGCAGGCCGTCGTTGATGAACTCCACCGTCCGGTTTTGCTCCAGGGCGAACTGGTCCACGGCCCGACGCACCTCGCGGTTGTCGCAGTCGTCAGCAAGGATCGCCCGGCAGCCGGCCACCAGCCGTAGATCGGCCAACGCCCCGGCATACGAATGGTCGCCGTCCACATGGGCGAAGTCTGCCGGCGGCAGCGACTTGATCGCGTGGGAATCAACGATCACCAAGTCGGCGTCGATCGCGTGCTTTTCGATCATCCGTTTCGCGTGGGCAAGGCAGTCGTAGCTGTCGTGATCCATGGCACCGTCGATGCACAGGAACCTGGCCTGCGGTGCCACCGACTGAAACGTGATGAGCGAGTAGCCGCAGCGGGTTCCGATTTCGATGATCCGCCGCGGTGCGTAGCGGCGGCAGATCGCCGCCTTCATCGCGTAGTGGAAAATGACTCGCGTATCGCATCCGAACCAGTCGTCGTCGCGCCAGTTGGCCTCGAGCAGCTTCCGCGTGGCGTCGGCGATCGGTACGTCTACGCTGGTCATGGGGCACCCATGAGGCCGAGAACATCACACAGTGCCAGATCAGCCATCCACGCCTCCGCGTCGCGGACGCCGAACGTCACTAGCACGCGGCCGTCGTCCACGGCCAGCCCGGCCGCAAACTCGATCGCCTGCGTTTCGCGAAACGCGAACGGCGGCGACACGGCACGGATCGACCACTCCGCCTCGTCGAACATCACGAACCGGTGTTCGTAGACTCGCTTGCCGGCAACCTCGGCCACCTCGTGGATTGCCGCCAGCCAGTCGCCGCCGCCGATCGGCACCACCTGGGTTCCGCCGCGGAAGGCCCGGGCCACCGGCGGCGAAGCCGCGTGGGCGGACACGGTCCAGTCGTCGCCGGAGTCCTCGACCAGGCAGACGTAGCCGCGGGAGTGACAGGAATACAACCACTCCCTCCGCCCCAGGATCGGCATCCAGTTTTTCTCGTGCAGCCCCGGGGGCGTGTTGTGGCAGCGGAGGTCGTGGATCCAGCCGTCCACGATCTCGCCATACGCCATCCGGCAGGTGCCGTCGTAGCCGTCGTAGTTGCGGACCGTGGCCGACGCGACGATCCGGCCGTCGATGACGTTGAGCCGAATGTCCTCCAAGCCGTCCACGGGGAAGGCGGACCGTGGGTAGGTGCAGTAGACCGGCGTGGCCACGACGCCGTCGTAGAGCACGTTCCGCGTCTTGATGACCTCGCCGTCCTCCGGCGGAATCACATACCGGCCGTTTTCGTCGATCCGGTAGTTGCTGGAGCGGACGTTGTAGAGCGGGACGCCGTCGTGGATCACGACCGATGGGTTGAACCGCGACCAGCCGGCGTAGACGCCTGGCTCGAGCCGCGAAAACTTCACCTCGGCGAGATCGTCCAGCCGCTGGGTGTACCAGGTGCGGTTCGCCCGGACCTTGGTTTCCTTCTCCGGCGACAGGTCCAGCCGCAGCAACCGTTCGCACGCCCGCCGGCCGGCGTCGTGCTCGGCGCAGTAGTAGGCGTGGGCGGCGATTCGGTGCAGGTGTTCAATCATGGTGTTCACCCGTTCACCGATAAGGCTATCGAAATACTCCGGGCCGTAAACCCCGGGATTTCGCCGGTTATTCGGGGGGCGACTGTTCCGGCACCGCAAACTCCAGATCGGCCAGCGGCACCACCTCCACGCTCGCCATCATCTCCTGCGTGATGTACGAGAACGCCTGCGACAGGATGCCGCCGTCGCCCACCTCGCTGAGAACGTCGCCGCACATGGCCCATCGGCCGTCAGTTAGTTGTCGCCCGACCGGAACGTGTCGCGGATCGCCATGCTCCTCCTGCACGCCGTACAGCGCGACGGCGATCTCGTAGGGGTAGACCAACGCAAGGTCTTTGCAGTCGGCGTAAGGCATCGGGAGAGTGAGTTCGGAGAGCGTCATGCCGTTCGTCCTAAGGCCGTGTTGAAAGCGGACAGAGCAGCGTGAAAACTAGCGACCTGCTGCTGCGTCATGTCATCGCCAATGCTATACATTCGCATCGCGTAGACTCCTGGATCACCAAAGTCCGTCCCCGAAAGGTTTGTGCGAAACACATAAAAAGGCAGGTTGCTGGACGCTATGCCTGTGACAGAAGTGGACAGAACCCCATCACTCACTGCGTTTCTGTATAGGACTAGGTTCGTCGCAGACGTTCTAGTTGCAAGGAGAAATGCACTCGGCCGCGACCCCTGGATGGTGGTTGTGCTTGATAATGCGTTAGCCTTCCCAAGCCTCGCTTGATCTGACAACGCTGATGATGTTGAGACGCCAATGCTGATTGACCATCTATCTGTTGTTCCGTTGTAGACGCCAAGCAACTGCGGACTTGAAACAGTTGATTGTGTCGGGCCGTGCCACGCCGATAAGTGCATAGACTCGTAAACACTTGCAGGCATCGCATCTGTAGCCAGCCCCGTGTTCAAGTACTTTGTGCTGGCAAGGCTTTGCAGGCCAGCGCCTTCTGAGTAGTCGCCACTGACAAACGGCCCGACGTTGGTGTCGGTGGTGTTGCCATACTGCGTTCCGCCAAGCGACGGGCCGCGATACAGCGGGACGAGGCAGGCGTTGAGGCCGGTGCCGCAGAAGAGGTTGAGCCGATAGAACCGATCCCGCAGCGATGCCGCATCCAGTGAGTCGCACAGCGTGTTCACCGCGCTCGCCGTACTGGCACTCACCGACCCGCCGTTGGCATAGACGCGGTTGATCCAGTCTTGCGCGTCGGCGTTGGAGACTTGCGGGGCGAGGGTGATGCCCCAGCGGTTTGCCAAGTAGACCTCAAGGCGACGGCGCTCTGAGGACGAAACAGCCCGCGAGTAGACAAGCAGTTCCGCTATGTTGCTTGCAAACGGAGTGACGACTGACGTTCTTCGCAGCGCTCCGATGTTTGCGGTTGTCAGAGAAAGAGTGCCGCAGTCCAAGGATGCGTTCTTTGCTACATCTGCTCCGTTAAGCGACAGCGTTGTGGATTGGCCCGCGAACGTCATTGACGCCACGGCCCAAGATGTAAGGGACGCTCCGCTCGCAGTTGCAGAGACGAGGGATGAGGCATCGTCTCGCCGCCTCGCGCCAATGGCATCGTTCACCGTCTTTTCCAGCACAAAAAACGGGGCATCTGTCGAAGAGTTGCCGAATCCAAGAATGGTCGCAGTAGACGCAGATGGGGATGCCAGACAGACTGCGATGGCGGTCATGGGAACGTCTGACCCAGTAACCACAGACGAAAGGGAGTCTGCTGAAAGCGTTTGGCTTGAGGCCGAAGCAAACTGCGCTACCCTCCTGTTGTTCCTTAGTGTCGCACTGATCGTCGGCCTGCTCGCCGCCGTACTCTGCGTGGCGTGCCTCGCGTTGCCAGACTTGTCAGCCCAGTACCCCACCGGATCGCTGGAGGCGGTGGCCTGTGCGTGGACGCCAGAGATGCCCCATCGCTGGGCTAAGTAGGCTTCGACGCGGGCGCGGTCTGCGGTGGAGAGGGCGGTGTTGAAGTGGATAATCTCTGCGATGTACCCGTTGAGGTACTCGGAGGAAGCGCGAGCCCCGATGGTCACGGCTTGGTTGAGGCTATGGTCCGCAGACTGCCCAGACGCGGCGACGGCCGTTACGCCGTCAAGGTATCCGGCAGCCGATGTCGAAGAAGTGACCGAGTAGACCCTCGCCTGGGTTGTTGGGTTTGCGGTGGAGGTCAGCACTTGGGCCGACCCGGCGTTCTTTTGGAGCATCCAAATCTGCGGATCAGAGCGAACGACAAAACCAAACCCAAGAGTGCCAGCAGTCGCACTGAGTTTTGTGTAGACGCCCTTGTTTGCGGCAGACGCCTGCCGAAAAACAATGAAGTAAGTCAGGTCGCTTGAGTTGAAAGCAGAGTTGGCCGCAACGGTCATCGCGTTCGCGGAGCCGTCGAACGTCATCACGCTCCTGCCGTTCAGACCCCCAGCCGTCAGCGTTGGCCTCGCGCTTCCGCTTGCGGTCGCGTGGTTGTTCTGACCGCTCTTGTCGTTCCACTGGCTGACCAGCCCGCCAGATTGCGTGATGCTCGCCGAATCGCTCGCATCCCACCACCCCACGCACCCCGCAATCTCCGTAGGTGAACTCACCGCCGTCACCGGACCAGCGTCGGTGGTGTAAAGCGTGTCGGCCGAAGAAGCGTCAAGCCAGAGGGCGAGGCCGCTGATTTCGGCTGGCGAAAAGTCTTCAGCGACTTTCCTCCGAACCACCGCCACCGGCAGGCTCGTCCGCACACCTCTCCTGGGCCACGCTCCACGAGCCATTTCACGCTCCTGCCAAAAGTTTGCGGCCCATCACGTCACCGTCACCGGGGCCGATAGTGGGCCGTCGCCCACGGCGTTGACCGCACGCACTCGCATGACAGAACCGGCCAAGTAAAAGTCGATGCTCTGCGTGGCCCACTCGTCGCCTGGGCTAAACGGCTCAACTTGGACGCCGTCTCTGTAGAGCTTGTATGAAGTCAACGGAGATCCGCCGTTACTCGGCGTAGTCCACTCGATGAACACATCGTCACCGACAGTGGTGATCGTCGGCGCGCCAGGCACAGTCGCAGCCACCGTTGCTGGTGTTGACTTCGCACCCTCGCCCACCACGTTGACCGCCGACACACGCACCACCGCCCCTGCGGCATAGGTGCCCACACTGGTGGTCGCGGGAGCCGCGATGGTCTCCTGGAGCACGTTGTTGACGTAGACGCGGTAGGAGGTCACGGGATAGCCGCCGGTCGCCGTCGGTGCCGTCCAGGTCACTGGGCTGCCCTGCGTGCCGGCCACCCCGGTCGGGGCACCAGGGGCCGTTGGCCTGCGGTCGGCAGCCGACTGCACCACTTGGGTGTGGATTCTGCGGAGATTCTGGTTTCGGTCCGACCAGCGCCAGTGGTGCTCGGCACCGCTGGGAGCGCTGACCTCGTAGAGCACCTCGCTGCCGTACTCTGTCGCAGCTATGCGGTCGCCCTTCCTTGGATCCTGGGCCAGCTCGCTTCGGTGAACGAACCAGTCGCGGGTTTCGCTTCGGATCATCTGTCCGGCCGCATCGACCGTCTCCCACCTGCCAACCACCACCGTGGCCTTCACCGTGCGAGCGGGGCCGACCACGGGCCGGTACTCGACCTGCACGGCGAGATGCTCGCGCCGCTGCTGTTCAAACCACGTCTCGCCGATGGCGATCATGTCCTGCACGGCGCAACCTCACGGATCGCCGCTCGGCCGGGGCGGCGCGTTGGAGGATCGCGCCACCCCGACCGTCTGCGGCAGGAATCATGCCCCTCGATCAAGCACCCGGCCAGAGAAGCACGTCCACCGTCGTGTCGGTGGTCGCCGGTTGCTTGGCCACGAAGCCCGCCACGCTCCCGGTCACGCCGGTCACGACCTGGTTGTTGAACCAGTAGACCTTCGCACCCTGGGCGTAGTTCGTGCCGGCCCCCGTGGGCTTCGGCATATTGAACACGCCCTGCGAGTGAACCGCGCCCAGCGTGTTGGCAGCGATCGCCGAATCGGCGACCGTCACCAGGGAACCGATCACGACGACCTCGCCCGCCGCAACGCCGGTGGTCGGCGTGTAGTCGAGCTTCTCGCCTTCCGCACGAAAACTTGCCATCTGAAAAACCCTTTCGGAACTGGATGATGTTGTTGAGAGAACCCCGGCGGGCAGGATTGAACCCCTGCCCGCCGGGCACGATTACGTCAGAACTCAGGCAGTCGCCATCCGGTAGGCACCGCGGCTCTCGGCCTTGGCGACACCGTAGGAGAAGTGACCGCGGACCTGGATGCCCAGCGTCTGGAAGTCCGCATCGGCCTGCTGCACCGTCGGGAGCCGCTGTCCGTTGAGGAAAGCGACCTCCATGCAGGGCAGCTCGGCCGGGTTGGCCACCAGCCACCAGGTCGAGCTGCTCGTCAGGTACGACGAGCCGACCACCTGGTAACGACCGGCGAACACGTTCACGTTGCCGCGGGTCGTGTTCTCGCCGGTGATGAGGACCGAGGCCCCCATCAGCTCCTCGGCCGTGATCTCGTTCTCCGGGGAGACGAGGATCATCGCCGGGGTGATGCCCAGCGGGTTGCCGTCCGGATCCTTCAGCTTCTTGTAGCTGGAGACCGCGGTCTTCAGCGACGTGAGCGAAAGGGCGTTGCCGGCCGCTGCCGTCTCCTTCTGGTAGAAGGTCGAGTTGGACGACTCGAACTCGCTCCAGAAATCCTTGTTCAGCTTGATCGCGGCACCGCGACCAAGCCGGGTCGGAACCTGGGTCAGGGCACCGAGGTCGTCGTTCACGATGTCAACCATCGAGATCGACGACATGCGGCCGGTCAGCTTCGCACGGATCGTCCGGGTCTCGTCGCTGGCGTCGGCCGACTTGAGTTCGCCCGTGGGGGCCACGTCCTCAAAGTCGAAACCGCCGTTGAGACGAACGCCGTTGACCGCCTTGTAGTCGGAGACCGACCGGATCGAGGCGATCATGTCCCACGTCGATTCGACGGCGTTGTACCCCTGGAGGAGGAACTTGCCGTAGGTCGCCGCGAGCACGTTGCTGATCGAGTGCGTCGCGAAACCGGCCGCAAGGATCTCACGGAGGTTGCCGGCGTTGATCCGGTTGCCGCCCGTGTACCCGTTCGCCCGGGCCGCCTCGATCAGCACCTCACCGAGGCTCGACTGGCTCCGCCGCTTGTCGGCCATTTCGAGCGTCTTCTGATCGAAGACCTTCTCGATGTTGGCCAGACCGCCGGCGAGGCACAGCGAAGCCTCGATCACCTGCGGGCTGTCCGCCCGCTCGGCCGCGACGTGGATCGCCGGGGCGGCGGGACGCGAGGCCCGAACGTCGGCGAGCCGCTCGGCCCGGATCTTCTCCAGAACGAGGTTGGCGACCGACTCAGCCGTCACCAGGCTGGCACCGTCGGTGCCCTTCGCCTCGACAACGGTCTTGGGATCCACGGCGACGTTCGCCGGGGCTTCCGTCTGCGGCGCGGCGGCCTCGACGGGCTTCTCGTTGAGCGGATCGCTCATGGTAAGCACCTCATTCGCCTCGGCGGCGATCGCCGCTGACGTTCTGGCGTCAGCTCCAAAAAGAACCAAGCTCGTTTCTCGGAGATCCGAGGCACGAACAACAGACACAGGGCCGGTGAACTCGCGACCGTTCACGGTCACAGTCCCACCGGCGTTGACGTTTTCGATGTTGGCGGCGTCGGCACCGATCGACGCCTGCAGCGGGATCCCCGCACGGGCCAACTGGGCGATCTTCTCCGGCACCTCGCCCGACGTGAGCAGTTCGCCACGGATGATGAGTTGCTGGCCGTCGTTGACGATCTCGGTGCTCTTGCCGATCACGGCGTCCAGGGTCCGCTCGTGCGACCACAGAATCGGGATCGAAGCCTTGGCGGTGTCCATGCCGGCCAGGTCCACCACGAGCGGCGACCGACTCCAGCCCTGCCGGATGGCGGCGCCGGTGTAGGCCACCAGCTCAAACGTCGGGGCACGGCCCTCGGCCGCCTCAATCCGCAGATCGGTGGAGAGAGTGATGCGATTGGTCATGCTTCCTGCTCCTCGTCTTCGTTTTCGTGAGCCCAGATACGCTCGGCCCATGCTTGCCCGGCGTCGCCGCCCCACAGAAGCCACGAGATTTCGGCGTTGGAGGGCGGATCCTCGCCGTGATTGTTTTTGTACGCAGAGTGGCGGGCGAAGAACGAAACCATCCGGGCGATCGTGTCGAGCGAGAGAGACCGGCCGTTGGCGATGTCGCGTGCCCGGGCGATCCCCACCGCGGTCCCGCCGCGGCCGTATTTCGATCGCAGCTCCAGGCCACGCCTGGCCGCCGACCGTGCGGCCTGCGGAGGCCGGTAGCCGTCTGCGGCCTCGATGTCATGCTCGCCGGCACCAGCCGCCACGGGCTCGCCCATCGAAATACCCAACTCCCGCTCCAGCGCCTTCTCGACGGCCCGCTGCCGGAGCACCTGCCGCCAGTCCTTGTTTCGCTTCTGGCAGACCTCGGCGATCGTGGCGGTGTTCGTCGCGATCAT